ATGGCTTCGCCAGCCCTGACTGTTTTACGGATCAGTTGGGGAACTTCTAGTTTCTTCCAAACATGCTCCAAAGTATCAGAATCCACAACAATAACGCCGGTGTCGACAAGACCGCGATGAAAACTAGTGGTAACGGGACTACCAGGGTAAAGAATATTACGCTGGCAATTGTCATAACTGTGAAGATCACCGGCGAGAACCAGACTCCAGCGGTCAAAGATTTCCAGAGGTACTTCGGGTTTAACATGTGGTGGTATCTCTCCTCTTACGTGGGTGCACAGTATACGATTGTGTAGGCTAACAAAAGTATTATCTGGATCTTTTTCCCACTCTTTGAGCTTGTTGTATGGTATAATATCTACTACTCCATTACTCCAGTAGTCGTCTACAACAGTCACCAATTCATTGATCTTGTTGGTAGCGCCTTTGAGATTGGTTAAAAAAGTAGTATTACGTTTGACTGCTTCGTGATTGCCGCTGTAGATGTATGTGGGAATGCTGCAACTGGCTACAAAATCAAAGTAGACTTCTAGTTCTTCCATGGACGGTAGTTTGTCAAATATGTCACCACCCACAATCATGGTATCACACTCTTTTTGAATCTCCCACAGCTGATCCATCAAGACTTCATATCGATTGCGTGCCCATTCAACAGGGACATTTTTCTGGCCAAGCTTAATGTGAATATCTGCTATAAATAGTATCTTCATAACACCTCAGTGAGAAAAGCCCCTAAGAGTTGTAGTTCTTAGGGGCTTTTTAATTAACCTAGTTCTTTGATAGACTCTGGGTCTACACCGTCTTCACCATCACTAGCAGCGCCTGCTACAATCTTTTCGAGAGCGGCTTTTACTTCTTCTGGAGAAGGACGTGGGAACTTTGAATCAATGTTTTCCGCTCCTTCGGCCAAGGCCCTTTCATCTGGTGTCAGTGCACGAACCTTGCACTTCAACACACTTAAATTGTACTCTACATTGAATGGTAGAGGGCCGGTCTTGGTACGCTTGAATACAACATCCCAACCGCTGTCGTAGTCGGTTGGATCGCCCAAATCTTCTGCTGCATTGATGATTTGCTCAAACAGCTTCTTTTTCAGGTTTAGTGCCTTGACCTTGCCGTCTTTGGGATCGATGCAATTGATTGAGTACGCCCAGCTGCACTTCTTGTCAGAGAAGTAGCTCGGTACGTGGTCTACTTCCACATTTGTAAACTTTTCCTTTTCACGATCAAAGGCCAAGCACTCGATAGGAATGTCTTTGTTGTTGGTACCCTTTAGCCAGTACACATATCGTGGTAGGACCCCGCCGATAAGACGAACAGTATTGTCACCGTCTTTGTACTCATAAGCCTCTACAGACTTCTTAACTGCCTTGCCTTTTGTTTCGCCAAATTTTAGAGCCATTGTAAATTTCCTCGTATTTGAATTTGATTAGATTGGTTTCAATAATTAATAATGGATTGTTTTTTATTTTATCTATTAAAAGATCTGGAAAAAATGATCTGTCTAGTGTTATCACACCGTATGTTTTATATAGGAACCAGTCACGACGTCCTGCCAATCGCACGTATTGCGTTCTATAACCAGGGTCAATGTTTTCTAGGTTCAATACTGGATCTGGATTCAGTAAGTAACTGGTGCCTTTTAACGATGTTTTACTAGGTTTATATTTAGATTTAGAGCTAGAGGGGATGCTGCCACGGTGATGATAGGTAAGCAGTGCTAAGAATTTATCGGGGTCACCTGCAGCTTCCCTCTCCAAGACCTCTAAGTTAAAAAATAAAGCCATTATCTGCCTTAAGAAATACTATTATAGCATTTATGATTTATTGTGGCAAGTCAAAATTTATCTTGCCTTACAATCTTTCTACTGTCCAGCCCTTGTCCATGTAAAAACCCAATCGCAGTGCGGCTTGACGTTTTTCTGGTCCACTAGCAAATGCTATGTCTAGTACAATAGGATCTGGTTTGTTTGGGTGCAGTCTCATGACTCGCCCAATTATTTGTTCTAAGCTGATGGGATTGGAGGTAGGTACTGCCAATATAACACAACTCAGTCTGTTAATGGAGATTCCTTCTGAAAAGATTTGACGGCTTCCAGCAACACACATTTTTGTTTCGCTTTCGAGTTCTTCAATGATCTGTTTGCGTTGTTCGTATGTTGTGGAGCCTGTAACAAGCGCGCAAGTTTCTTTTCCAATCTTATTTCTCACTTTCTCCAAAAACTCAGTTCGGTCAGCCACTATTAACACACTGTGTCCATGGCCTATCTGAATTGCTGCCATGGCTGCTACAAAGTTTTGATAGTCCTCACTGTAGAGTAGATCGTTGATCTTTTCTACCCAGGTTCCATCATTTTTTAAGTGCAGTCCTGTGTTTATAATCTTTACCGTTGGGTTCAGTGTATGACTTTGTGGAGGTCTATAAATCTTGTCACCAAAGTAGTCACGAAACACAACGTGTTTGCCATCTGTACGTTCCATTGTACCACTTAAAGCAATACGATATCGGCTATACATACCGTCTATCAATTGCCCAAAAGTTTCAGCGGGCACGTGGTGAGCTTCGTCTAGTATGATAGTACCAAACTCCTTACTCAATACTGCTATGTGCTTGATGACAGTTTGAATGTTGCCGATGACAATAAAGTGGTCTTCAATATCAAAGTCACCACTGCCAATGATTCCAGGCGTCAAGCCGTAAAGACTTTGTACTTCGCCTATCCACTGATCACGCAAAAAGGTATTGTGAGTAATTACCAGCGTTTTTTGACCAAACTTGCGAGCCAAGTGTAGGGCAGTAAATGTTTTACCCCAACCCACTAGTGCGTTTATGAAACAGGTATCCTCGACTTGATCGTACACTGGTTGTTGACTGTCTCGTAGCTGAAACCGTGGATTTGGGAAGGGTACTTCGTGAGTGACCCTTTTATCTACGATTTCATACTCTGGTGGTATCAGGTCCCATCGACCCTGAGGAATACTCACTATGTCTCGTGGCAAGATCTTGTAGTTTTTGATAGTTTCAATCTTCTTGGTTTTGCCCTTTTGACCGGCTCTGGTTTCGATCCGGTATGTAAGGCTATCTATCAACTGCTTTAGGTGTTCGTGGTTTTTCGGTTTTAAGTATATTCGATTGCTAACAATTGCTTTTGGTTTTTCTGCTGTCATACCATTCTTACTGTGTCGGTCAGTTTGTCTGGATACAGTCCGTATAACAAGTACCCTGTACCCACCAATAACAATCCGGCATATTTACAGTCTTGGTTTGGCGCGTGCAAAACTTTGAATCTGGTTCCAATGCCCTGCACTTCTACAATGGCACCGCCTGTTTTGATAGGAATGATCTGACTGATACTTTTAAACACAAGAGGTACCCTTTTGGTCTTACGGTACTCAAAAACGTATCCGTTGCTGTCAATAAACCAAGTGCCGCCTTTGCTCAATTTGATCATGTCGCCCAAAAAGAACACTGCATGTCTCAGCTTTGCCAAGGCCACGCCACTGTTCTTCAATTGCAGCCTTCTCATGGCAAGACTGTTGCCTGGTGTACCGGTATCGTCAACTACTAGGGTCTTGGTTTCTACCTCACCATCTTTGTGGTGTGTTTCGTAGTGGTAATACCAACGTGTGCCTTCACGATTGGGCTTGTCATGACCCAAGTGATAGATTGGAAACTGAATCTGATTAAGCATTTTTAACAAGAATTCCGTTTTCTAGTGTGTAGTGTTCTTCGAACTTGTCAAAGCTGTAGTCTTGGCCCACATCTTGATCTACGCCAATAGGTGATCCCAGGATGCTGCAGCCGCGGTCTTTTTGTGTGTTAAGTTTCAAGATTTCACAGTAAGTTTCTACGTGTTCGTCTTTTACCAGTGCTACAATGCTGTCGTGTACCAACATAAAGATTTTAGCGTCTAAGTTGATGTTATTGCAAAAGTCCTGAGTATCCATAGCACCCAACAAGTTTATGTCACTGCACAGGCTTTGTACTTCTGCGTTAATACCGCTACGTACTTCATGCGCTGCAATGCCTTTGTCCGCGGAGAATACGTTTGGTAAACGCCGTTTACGGCCAAAGAAACTATAGGTATACCCATTAGTCTCAATGAATGTCTTTCTGTTATCCAGCCAAGCCTTGAGCTTCTTAAACCTAGTAAAATACTGGCTAATGTCGTCTTTTGCCTGACTGATAGGGTAGGGTTCTCCAGTCGCTTTCGATACTGACTGGCTAACTTTCGCTGGGCCCGAACCGTATAAAATCCCAAACGAGATTGCTTTAGCACTTTGCCGCATGGAACCATACTGTTTTTTAACATCTTCTACCTCACATGGCAGGTTGAATACCATCTTTGCGATTGAACTGTGAAAGTCTCCGCCGCTAGAGAACACACTTTGCAGGTTCTTATCACCACTCAACACAGCGGCATAGTACATTTCACCTGTTTGCAAGTCTTGACTTACAATCTTGTAACCAGTTGGAGCGACAATACATCCTTTAATGATAGGATCGTCTCGTGGAATTTGCTGAGCATTAAATTTACCACTGCTAGATAAACGCCCGCTTGTGGTAAAGATAAGATTAAAATTGGTACGAATTCGGCTATCACGATCTAACTCCGGTAATATTTTGCTAACATAGCTTGACTGAATCTTAGCAAGCTGACGAACTGAGAGGATCTGGGCAGGAAGGGGATGCTCTTCACTGAGTTCCTCAAGTACTTCGGCATCCGTTGATAGTGCCCCCGTTTTGGTGAGTTTGCCTGTTGGAGTAAGTCCCACATAGTCAAATAACACTGTTCTAAGCTGTTGGACCGAGTTGGGATTGAATATCTTGCCACTATCTTTCTCGAATGCTTTAACTTCCTCAAAACTATAAACTTTTTCCTTTGCCTCCAATATCCACTTGTCTAGGTAGTTACCAGCAGCCTCCAATCGTGGCTTGCTCATGGGAATACCCACCTCTTCCATGTCCATCAAGAACAAAGTACCGCGGATCAACAGATTTTGGTACACCCAAGTCAGTTTGGGATTCTTTTGGATCAACGGATGGAACTTTTCGTACAATTCTAGGGTCACAGCAGTGTCGATTGAGGCATACTTGCTGATCACATCAAAGGGAATGAGGTCGTAAGTAAAGTCTTCTTCTAGCAGGCCCTGCTGCTTGCAGTAACTCTTCTTGAAGTCGTCTAGTTCACTGTCGTAATCGCCGTAGTCGGTGTACTTTAGGGCCAGCTGCTTCAAACCATGACTGTCAGTCTCGTCCAATACATAGTGCATAACCATAGTGTCGTGCACTTTGGCTCTGTTGAAGTTGATGCCTAGATGGTAATAGATCATCTTGTAGTCAAACTTCATGTTGTGAAACACAATGCTGTACTTGCTAACGATTTTGTTGATCAAGTCCAGGTGCCGGACGTCTAAAACATCTGTCAAGATATATCGACCCTGTTTCTTTTTGTAGCTCAGGCTCAAACCCAACACATACCCATCTCGTGGATACAGTGCAGTTGTTTCCGTGTCTAGTGCAACCACATCTACGGCATTGTCGAACACTTCTTGTAGGTACTCCAATGCTTCTTCAGAGTCGTTGATGCCCTTGAAGTCGCCTGTTTGGCTACTATTCTTGACGTTGCCTGCTGCATACTGCTTGATCTTGTCTGCTGCACGCTCAAAATCGGGTTTGCCCTCTGGCTTAAAAATCAACATGGCTGGGTTGGTAATACACACCCACTTGTCATCAATCAACAATCCAGCATAGTTGGTAACACTGCTGACTTTGGCATACTCTTTTGCAGCCTCTGAGCCTACCAAGATCACTAGGTCAAACGGATCTAACAGACTCCGATCCAAGTCCACATCTTTTTTCAGCAACTTTTGAATTGGTACTGAACTCATGTGAAAAACCTCAAACTCAAAGTCAAAGTACTTTGAGTAGTCATTACGACTAGGTGCTTTATCAACTATTGCTATCTTTTTCACTTATGTATTCCTTGATGCTGTCCACATACTCTTGGCTCAACTCACCTGGGTCACTGTCGTCTTCTAACATAATCTTTTCAGTTATGTACCCACACTCTTGCAACACAGGTTCCAGTTTGTTCATCGCATCCTGTCCTGCTTTATCGCCATCGTACATGAGATATAATTTTACTATGCCCTGAGCTTTCAAACCCAACAGTTTAAGCTCTGGTTCTTTGAATAAGGTGTTTGTTCCAAAGGTACAGCACACGTTATGCAACCCCTTGTCGTACAGGTTCAGCATGTCAAATATGCCTTCTACTAACACTGCACTGGTATAGCGTTCGGGAAACACCTCTGGATAGATGGGCATTGTAACACCACGAGGATGGTTCAAGTAACGCGGATTGCCATCACTCATCATGTGACGGCCCACGTAAACCATGGTCTTGCCACGAATGTCTTTGATAGGAAACCAAATTCTGTCGGTTAATTCACTGCTACTGTTTACGTAAAAGGCATCGAACTCTTTTAAGGTTTTAACACTGATACCTCGAAAAGGCTTTGTCATTGGAACAGAGGCCTCTGGAAACTCCACTCCGTTGAAGTTTAGGTTTAACTCTTTTAACTTTTCTTTTAGTTTGGCCACTTTGATACTAGTAAAATTACCTACTACGCCAAAGTGTTTGAATATGTTTGTTTTAAATCCACAACTAAAACAGTGACTGACTCCAGTGACGCGATCTACTCTGAAACTGGGATTGCTGTCGTCATGCTCAGGATTGAGGCAGCGAATAAGGTAATCCCTGCCACTCACTGTGAAACTGATGTTTTGTTTATTTAGTAGGTCTAGTACGTGGTCCGTCATATCTGCGTTTTTCCCAGTTGTATCCTGCTTCAGCCCGTTTAAGTACGCGTTCCAACTTTAGTTTAATGCCTACAAGTTCTTTGTACTCTCTCAATGAGCCAACGTAGTTTGCAAGACTAAACTTACCTAGAATTATACTCATTAACTCATTGGCTTCTTTTAAGTTTTTTAGTTGCTTTTCTTTGTAGTTCATATGTTCCAAGGAATATCACTGTCGCTGTCGTCTTGCTTTGCTGCTTGTTTCTTTTTCGAAGCTCTCTTAACGGTTTCTTTTTTCTCAGGGGCTTCAATCTCATGAGGGCTGATGCGCAGACTATCCCAGTTGATTGGTGATGTAAAAGTCATTTCACGACCGCCACGAATCTTTGTGGTAGAGAAGGTGAGTGCACCCTTCTCCTTTTCATGGGCTTCCATTACCAGGGCAATGTCAGCAGCATCAAGAATGCCCTTGGCAAACCGTGCCTCACCACTTGCATCAATCTGATAAGGGCTAACCATAACAAGATCGTATTTTCTGCCCAATTCTTTCAACTTTTTAGAGATTACAATCTGTGGCTGCCAATCAAACTGGCTGGCTCCTTCAACTACAATCTGGTTCAAGTAGTCTACTACTGCCACTGTAAACTTGTCACCAAACTTGGCTTTCAACTTGCCAAGATGTAAGTCTAGACTGGTCAGGGTCAGTGCACGATCATCAATGATAATCATTTGATTGTCAGGCTTCAATCGCTTTTCACGTACTAAAGCCTGCTCAAATTTGATCTTGTCTCGGTGAGCTTTGAAGGCTTCTACCAGGTCATCACTGTCTTGAAACATACCAGCTCTGGCTTTGACAACCTTTAACAGTTCGTCTTCTGTTAAACGATTTTGTTTCAAGTTTTGATGGCTCACATCAGCCAAGATGCTCAAGTTACGTTCGAGCACCTCGTGTGCAATCATTTCAATGCTGAAGATAACACTTGTATTACCAGACTCGTACTGGTTAACAGCAATATTGCTACTGCAAATAGATTTGCCGCTACCTCGCTTACCCCCGATGAGGACAAGTTCTTGTCTAGCCACGCCAGCAAGAGTAGCATCGAAAGTATTGTTAAAACCAAGGTGTATACGATCACGCGCTAATTCCTCTGCATTCTTGAACAGCATAATGTCTGCCATGTTGTAGACGCCCTCTGTGGTGAGAGTCTTGTCATCCAACGTCAACACCATTGCAGCCAGGTTTTCCTTGATTTCCTGTGTGTCGTAGACTGGCAGTTTGTCTATAAACTTATCTAGTAGTTTGATTGTTTCGTTCTGCGTGTATTGGTCTATTAAGGCATTTAAGGCTACTTCAGAACTAATGTCAGGATTGTCGGCCAACTTCAGTGTGGCCAACGTTCTGAGAGCAGGACCCTCTCGTAGTGTGAGTTCTAGCTCATCAAAAGAAGGAATTGCACTGTAATTATCGTAGTACTTCTTAACTGCGCTATACAGACTTGAAAAAGCTGGATCCAGAAAGACGAGCTTTAACCTGGACCAAATGTCCAAGCTCCTTTCTGTCAACAACTTGTTTAAGACAATAGCACTACAATCCATTATACTACTCGAGATTCGTTATCGATAATTACTTGATCAATTATTTCTTCTACTTTATACAATACGTCGCTGCGAAGCTTTTTAATGTCTTGCTGATAGTTGTCGCCACTATCATACAACAAACTCAACTGTTCATGTGTAGTCAACTGTTGCAGTCCAAAGTAAATCATGTCGTACGCCATTGTACTCTCAGGCGTTACTTCTACTTTGCAAGCCTTGCCATAGTTATGCGTTGCTTGGCGCACCACTTCTTCAACGGTCAGGCTGTCGTTATCATGATATGTTATTGTTACCTTCATGATTCTCCAGTGCAAAAAGGGATAGAGTTTTTAGTCTCTATCCCTTGTATATAAAACTGCTGTGTTTAAGCAGCTACGGCCTTGGCTTCAGCCTTGGCCTTCTTTGCTTGACCGTCATAGTCAGCAACCTTGATGCCACGACGGGTTAGGAGCGTCTTGATGCCACGCTCTGTCTTGTCTGCTGCGGCTGCGATTTCTGCAACAGTCATGGTAACAACCTTGTCACCCAGAGCACTCACGGGATCAACCGTGTTCTGTGCATGGCTTTCACGCTGAGCAGGGATCTTTTCGATCTGACCGTTGCGTGTCAGGCTCAGTGCCTTGCCACGTACGCTTGCAATGCTCTTGTTCAATGCGACAGCAATGTCTTCAATGAACTTGCCAGCCTGTACCATAGTCACAAACTTGGTTTCTTCGGCCTCACTATAAGTGCGGGCAGCTTCTACCTTTTCAGCAGGCTTGACTGAACCTGTTAGTTCTAGGGCTAGCAACTTGCCCTGAATTTGCTTGGCAGTGAACTTGCCATCAGCAAAACGCTCTGCGATTTCCTTGTAGGTCAGGGCACCTGCCTTGCGAGCAACAAATTCCTTCAATGAGGCTGTTTCGCCTTCAGTAAATGCACTGGTCTTTTCCTTGGCCATGGAAGCTACTTCGCGGTCAAGTTGACGTAGCTTGCTTGCCACTGAACGAGTACTGAACTCTAGTTCGGCAGCGGCTTGTTCTACCTTGGCTACGCTAACTGGGCTGGCCGTACCTACAATGCTTAGTAGACGCGCAACAGCCTCATCTGACCACTTCTTTGCTTTTTCTGTCATGTTTATGCTTTCTTTAAAAATTGAGTTAAATTGTCAACGATTGTTATACCGTATTGTTCTGCTTTTTTACGCTTAGAACTGTTGTCATTAGCTTCGTCTACCAAGTAACTCAGTGCTTTTGTAACACTGTCAACTACTCGGTACCCGGCTGTGACCAGTGCTTCACTGGCCTCACTCTTGGTCTTAAACGAAGTCAATTTACCTGTGATACAAACAGTTGGTCCGCTTGTACTGTGGGTAACTTGAACATTGGAACGGAAAGAGAACGGTAAAAACTCCTTCAATTCCTTGTATTCTGTTTCTAGCCAATCCATCAAATTGGTTGTGGCCTTGTCTCCCAATCCTGCTTGTTTACACTTTTCGTGGTCGATTTCGTCAATGTGGGTCACAACACCAGCAATCTTGTTGCTGGCTGTGGTTCCAATCAGTGGAATGGAAAAACTACTCAACACTGTTGCCAAGTCAGCAACTCTGGCTTTATCAATCTCACCCAATAGTTTGATGGCCACCTTTGTGCTGCCCAGTGCCTCGACCAATTGATCTTGTTCTAGGTAAAAGATTTCTGTCAAGTCGCTCAACTGAAGCTTCTCCACAGTTTTAGGGCCAAAACCCTTGATGCCCAGTGTCTTACAAAAGTGTTCTACTTTTGAGTATAACTGAGCACTGCAACCAACATTGCGACAAAACAGTTGGTCGTTGACTTGTTGGAGTGTGTAGTCACAGCAGGGGCAGTTGGTTGGAATGAGGATCTTCATGGCTTTTTAACTATTTAGAACAGTAATTATAGCTTGTTTGATAGCTGTATGCAAGACAAAATTTGTTGTGCCCCAAGGCCTAAAATACACTTGACCTACTCTACCTTGTAGACAATTTCAGGAATGATTTCACCTGCCCTACGAATCGCCACTCGGTCACCGATGTGTAAGTCTAGGGCTCGGATAAATCCTGGATTGTTTAAAGTGGCACGGCTTACCATGGCATCACCTACTAACACTGGCTCCAGTATTGCGACAGGAGTTACCTTGCCAGTCTTGCCCACACCCCACTCTACATCCAGTAGCACAGTTTCAACGCACTCACCACGAGTCTTTTTGGCATACGCTCCACGAGGATGTTTTGCAGTATAGCCCAAACCTTCAAAAGTCTGATTGCTGTCTACACGAAATACGACCCCGTCTGTGGGATAGATGTGGTGTAAGTTGTCGTCAAATACGGTGTTGAAACCCCAGCTCTTCAAACACTTCAAGTCCCAGGTATAGCTTGGTGTCAGGGCTGGAGTGCATTGATAAGCAAAGAACTCCACACTGCGGGTGGAGAACTCCTCCAATGAACCCAGGTTGAGAGCACCTGCTGCATAGTTGCGGCTGTTTTCCACATGGGCTGGGGCACACACTTCACCTGTGACCTGAAGCACCCCACTCTGGTCGATGGTCTTGGGCACAAGTCGGGCCAGTTTGGGTGTAACATCACGCCCCTCTTTGCCATCCCCTCGGGTCAGTGCACGCACAAACACTCCGTCTACATACAGAAGGGACACAGCCGCGCCGTCCAGTTTGGGAGTCATTACCACATTGGTATAGTGTTCAAACAGTGGGTTAGGGCGGTCTTCGTCTTCGTACCACTTTTGCAGTGAGTACATGGGGTACAAGTGCCGTTGTACATCGCCATGCTGAGCAGCGCCTACTTTGTTGTAGCCACAGCTTTCAGCAAGATTGTCAAACTGTTCGTCTGAAATAATAGGTGTACCATTGTAGTAGTGACGACTGGCATTGTCTAAAAACTCTGTTAGATTGTTCATAGTTCTATTGTAGTGGGTTTGGGCTGTGACTTCAAGTGAGAAATTTTGTTTTCCAAGTGTTGGATAATACTGTCAGCGCCCTCTGCTTGACTACACAGCTCCAACAACCCATCTAGTACAGCATAAGTATTTTGAATTGTAGCAGGAATGGATGCACCCTCTTTGGTTGCAATCCACTCACCCTCATAGCTCAAAAAGTACTTTCGTAGGTGTAGGTACTCTACTTCACGAAAACTGCTGACCGTTAAGCGATACTGGTATCCCTTTTCCATGTTTTCATAGATTAACTTCTCATAAACATCCATGCTATACCTTTACACCCAGTTCTGTCAAGTGCTTTAGTGATGCCAGTTCGCTAGCAGGTTGATAGGCATAGCACATCCATTTTTCGCTCAGCAACCACAGTCTGTATACGCGCTCTTCTGGGTGAGGAAACTCGCCTTCCACCACAGCCATGCTGTCATAGCGTGCACTGTAGACTCGTTCACCCATGTCAAACTTTGTACGAACTGCGCCTTCTGGAATCAGTTCGGGTTTGAAGTAGTCGTGTGATCTGCTACGGATTGGCACTTCGTACCGGTCTAACACCTGTTTTACAAAAGTGTTAGGCCGGTGGATACTGTTGCTCAAACTGTCGATTGTGTCGCCTTCCAAGTAACCACTGATAATATAGCTGATCTCTTCCGATGTGGCGGGTGTTCCGCGCTTTTCTTGACGGTAGCGACGATCACGCGCCTTCTTTTCTTTGTGCTTTTCGATGAGATTGCCCAACCGGGTGGTATTGTAGGCAATGTTTAAGATCGAGCACGCCTCTTTTTTGGTGATTGGCTTTTCGGCCTCCAACAGTGCAATAACTTTGTCTAGGTTGGAGGGATCCAGCTTTTCATCATCACCGTTTTTAGTCTTTTTAGAGGGCACGATCCATCACCTTTCTTTCACCGTTTTCATCAAAACCACACAATACCTGGGGAACGTCACTCCAGTCGGTCCAGGTATGCTCTGTTACCCAACCCGGGTTACCATCAGCGCCCATTGTGGACCGGACTTCGCGTTCACGAACTCTGTACTGCAACACACGGTGGCCACTTCCAAAAACCAGCCAGCGAAGTTCAATCATAAATCCTCCAATAACGACTAAAGGCGGCCTGAGCCGCCTTTTAATTAACCAGAGATAACGCCGGTCAGATAGACAGCGGCCTTGCCGGTCAGCTTGTCTAGAATTTCATCGTCTACGGTACCACCCTTGGCAGCAATAGCAGCCTTCAGTGCAGCGATGCTGCTCTCCTTCGATACACGCTTAGTGCCCTCTGAGCCACCGCTTGGCTTCTTGGTATCGCCACCACTGGCTGCTTCCTTTTTTACATAAACGCCTGATTTTACCAACACCATACGTACGCCGTTGGGGCTTTGTTCAAAAGTTTCTGCAATATCTTTGATGATTTCGGTACTGGTCTCAGGAGTGGGTTCTGCATCCTTGTATGCCTTGATTACTTGAGCCTTGGTTTCGTCGGTCCATGCCATGATTGTTTTCCTTTAGTGATAAGATTTAGTTGATTTAGGGGAGTAGCCACACTGCAAGAGTTCTTCTTCCAGCAGTTTGTCGTACAGGGCTTCGTAACATGCCACAAGCGTGTACAGTGTGTCTGTAGGCACAACACTAGGCGGCAGGTCTTCTGGATTCAGTTTGTCACTGCACAGTTCTTCAATCTTTTCCTTGACTTGTAGGCTCTGTTGAAGCGTTTGAAATAACAGTTTGTTATCCCACACTCTGAACTTGCGGTGTGATTTTGAATTCATTGACATTATTATAAGTCTTTGGGTTGTGTTGTTCAAATGCAAAATTTTTGACCATATTTCAACACACTATTGGCGTGATAAGATAAGAGCCATCTCGTTTAAAGGTTGCTATTACTGAGCAAACCTCCATTAATGCGCTGAAATATGGTGCCCCCACCTGGAATCGAACTAGGAATTAATGCTTACAAGGCAATCGTTATAGCCATTTAACTATAGGGGCAAGTGGCACGACAGCCCATCCTGTTTTCGTCGTGCGCAGAGGCGGGTTCCTTTCGGGGGTGTACAGGCCCGCCAATACAAGCACTAGCCGGTTGAATGCAGCCGACCAGTCTTCTTTATCAGTGAAGTGCTAGTATTTTATAAACACACCGGGGACCACGGTGCGCACCGTACGGCCTGACCCGCGGAAGGTGTCTCGAGAATACTCCGCATATATGTATTAAGTGGCGGTGTGTTTATAAAATGCCACATGATTTGTAACAAGGACATGTGGCCAAACCTTGGCTCAGCTAGTTTTTTAGGCTGCTAGAGCGTAAACGCTGTCGTTTGCATTTAAGTTTTTTGCTGTTTCGGATTGAGAAACCCCAACCCTACGGCTGTCGCATTGCCGAGTTGCCGTCTTCACTATCTCACGCTGTCGAAACCACGTCCGGCCCATTAGAAAGTAGTTTGACAGAAGATCGCCCCAATTGGCTGCTGGCCGCTTCTGATTAGGGCTGCCACACCCGTGAACTAACAAACTACTTTCTGGTGGACCGGGGCGGGAATGATCCGCCGTCCAACATGCCTTCGATCTGACAGAATTACAACCATATTCTACTACAATCGGGACTCGAACCCGTATGCGACCCGTTCTTCCTGGCCTGTCTACTCTGTATCCGGATTTAGGAGTAAACTATCGGTGTTCCAGTGTAGTCGGCTAAGTAGTGGTACTAGATTTCTTCGGTGACAACACCATCCATCTTGTCTTCAAAAAACTGACGGTACCGGTGGTTCAGATCGTACTGACGTTGCAGTGCTTCAACCTGTGCCAGGAATGTAGAACGGGCTGCTTCATAGGCCAGTGCAAAATTCACCACGGCCTCATCGTCTTGTTCGGTAACGTCGATGCCACTCAGTTTGGTAGTGGGCTCTTGAACCACCAATACTTGGCGGTTACTGATCTTGCCCTTCAGGTCTGTGTATACAAATGTTTTCAGTTTCATGGGGTTTTACCGTTTGAGAACAACTATTATAGCCCAAAAGCTAGGGTGTTTCAAGCCAAAATTTTATTGAGTCTTTTCCAAGTTGACAGCAAGTGCAGACCTAAAACGGGCACCCATGCTGGGTACTACACATGAGGAGATGATCAGTGGAGCGATTAATACACTCATCAAGAAAAAGGTCACTACACTGATCCTCCAGTGGGTCACCACCATCAACTCAGGGTGTGTGATTCTTAAACTGCTAATCACAGGCCAAAACAGTTCATATACTGCAACCAATCCTGTGGTGACTGCACATAGGAGATAGAAACTTAGTACTGTCATTGAACCCACCTTGCACGTGCACCAAAGCTAAACATGATCTTTTCATTGG